ATCTCAGCAGCCGTTTTTATTTACGGGGATGAAGAAATGAACGTCAAAGACATGGTTCAAGAGATCAACGCAGCACTTGATTACAACCCCGAACTGAAGCAGTACACAGATTCGATTGTGCGCTGTATCAATCGTCACTACTTGCAGGTATCAAGCCAGTATCAGTGGCTGTTCATGCAAGAAAAAAAGCCTGTTGTTCTTCGTTCTGACATCGAAAGTAAGAACTACGATGGAACTGCTGCGACTATTAGCTTTGATACAAATTCTTGTGTTGGTAGGCTCAGAAACGCGATTGGAAGTTCTGTCCTTCATTTGCCGCCAGATGTGGTTGGTCAAACGCTAATAATTACTCGATCGATGAGCGATGTAACGAATACTAATTTCGATCACAAAAGGGAATACAGGATCGTAAGGTATATCAACCCAAGGTGTATTATTGTCGATCGTCCACCAAGTGCTGATTTGGCTTTTGACCACGACACAAGTTCATCTTTTGAACACGAAATAAGCAGGAGTTTTTCAAGCTGGAAAATAGAATATAGAAAATATCCCATGCCGAAAAATGCAGTGGAAATTTTGGGAGTCATGGATCGTGGTCTGGAGTTTTCAGAATGTCTTGTTTATACGAGGTTTGCTTCGACTCTTGGATCCACTGATTGGCACGATTTTGAATGGTACAAACACCTCAACGGTGCCACTACACAAAGTGAAACGCGCTTACAAACAACAACTGCTCCAAACGATGGAAGATTTGTATTTTTGGACGCTAGAAAAGAAGAAAACATTTATTTAGACCGTTCAGACAAGGGCGATAGTTTTGTCAGCGTTGAAGAAATTTACGACAATATAGACCCACCACCTGCTCCAACAATGATTAGTTTTGATACAATTACTATCAATGGAGAAACTGCAGGTGATCCTCGGTTAGCATCGTTGCCTGATGGAACTGATATCGAAGAGGGTTCTGATCTTGGCTTTTCCATGATTGAGCTTGTTCGAAAGGAACTCGAAGCAAAACTGATGGTTCCAGAAGGTTTTTTCGAAAATGCAGATGCTAGAAGTGCCAGTTCATTTTTGACGAGCACAAAGGGGTCACTTTTATTACCTGGATTCACATATGAATATTGTTGCACGTATGAAGAGTTTGGAATTGAAAGCCCTCCCTCACCAGTATCATCACTAACAATGTCTATTGAATCTCAAGAACTAGATACTGCCCCTGGAAGTCGTTCCATATTGCTGAATTGTGGATCGACCCTGGCTTTGCGGAATGAATTTTCTGGTTTCGCAAGCAAGCGCGAGTTTAGCTCAGATTTTACTGGTGAAGGTGCCGACCTTTTGAAAGAAAAAAACCAAAGACACTATCGAGATACAGGTAGAAGAATAAAGATATATCGACGTGTATTTGAGGAAAAGCGTGAACCAGGACTTAATGATTTGAAAATCAACAAAGCCGTTGCCAAATACAACTCAATGGTTCATGCGTCCTTTTGGCGTACTACAATTGGTAAATGGAAGCACATTGCAACATTAAGTGACGCAACTCAGTTCAATGATTTGGGTCATGACTTGCTTATGAGCACTCAATATATGGGTGTCGGACATTTTTCTTTTCGAGAAGATAAAGTAGACATGCCCGATATTCCTTTGGCATATGACGGACACTCCGATACTGCTTTTGTTGGAAGTGATACGTTTGCCAATTATCCGATAGATAGAATCGGTGATCCAGAGCGTGTTGAAACACTGGATGAAACCGGTCCACGGCAGTACCTACGGTTTTGGAAAACACCTGATTCTGACTACAAGGTAGAGGTTCGCTACCATCGTCGACCACGGCGTTTACAGGCTGATCAAGATACCCCTGAATGGCCACCTCAGTATCACCATTATCTGGTTTATGCGGCACTCAAAGATATTTGCATGCAACACGGAATGACCAACCATAGCACGATGTATGAACGCAGAGCAGAAGAGATCTTGCAGCGCATGAAAAACAAATACCTTTCAAGAACTGATAGAATCCATATCAGAAGAGGGTTCGATCGTTCCATGAGAGAACGAGAAGTTTTTGGTGTACCGAGTAAATCATGAAAACACAAAGATTTGAAGTCGCTCGTCTGCGCGGTATCGAAGACCGTTGGAGAGCATCACCAGATAGTGCTGCCATCATTAAAGAGATGTCTTGGGACACCTATGATGGCTGGAAGCGTGCTGGTGGATATGATGTGGTGACTGGATCTGAGCATGATTGGTCAGCACTTGGTGGAACAGTACGCTCGTTACATTTTTACTCGATTCAAAATGGTGCCAACAGGCAAGTAATATTTGAGCTTGGAGGCTTGATATACAAACTAAACCCACCAGCTTTTTCAAGAGAAGTTGATTCACTTCCATATACAACTTTATTTATGGAAGATGGATCTCTTGCAGAAAGGCATGTTTTTGAAAACGGTGAAATTGGAACACAAAGCGCGACTTTTGGTGGTCGCATATTTTTCGTAAATGGAATTGATGAGCCGTTGGTTTATGATGGTAGATCTTTGTCGAAAGCAGGTTTTTTTGATCTTCCATCACCCCCCACTGCATCCGTTGTTCAAAGAACAAGCGGACACGATATGCATGGGATTTATCATCGAGATGAAGAAGATCTTATAGAAACCGTCTATCTTTTAGGTACAAAAGATCATGCACAAGGTCTCGGTAGTTTAAGCCCAAAAGGACTGAAAGGTCATTACCAAAAGAAAAACTATGATGATGCCAAGGATTTTTGGGAGTCAGAAGTAACTGAATTAAACAAATATAACGATGCCAAGCTTTGCGGATATCAATATAGAGTTTCTTTCGTAAATAAACGTGGCCAAGAAAGTCCTCTTTCAAAGCCAAGTGAAATATGTCAGTTTGAGTGTGTAGATGGTCAGAAAAGGTTTACTGCGATCACAATACCAACAGGTGGACCAAACGTTGTAGCAAGAAGGATTTACAGAACGGCTGATATTTTTGATGATTTTGGTAATCCAATCACTCCTGAATCCGGTAGAAACTTTTATTTCTGCAAAGAAATACAGGACAATCAGACTATTGGTTATGAAGACGGAATTTCTGATGCTAATTTGGGATTCGTTGTTGATGAAAATGATTTTGGATTTTTCCCAAGACAATCAAAATTTATAGCTTCATTTAAAAATACTTTATTTTTAGCTGGAATGACTGACAATATTGTCAGATTTAGTGCTGAAGGAATGCCAGAGGTTTTCCCAAGAGACAATATTTTTGATATTGGTGATGTTGATTCTGGAAAAATAACAGGCTTGTATGCAACAACAAATGCGCTAGTAATTTTCAAAGAAAGGGGCGTATATCTAGTAAAAGGTAATGCAAGATCTGGATTTACCGCACAAACACTTAATAAAGACATAGGTTGTTGTGCTGTAGGGTCCATTCAGGATGTTCCTGGGACCGGCCTTGTATTTTTGTCGGAGAGTGGCGTTTTCGTATTGAAGGGAGCACTTGAAAATACAGGTAGTGCTACTTCAATTGTTGAACTGAGCACACCTATCAAACATTTGATTGAACGAATTGATAAATCAAATTCTAGGGCATCTGTATCTGTCATACATAGGTCACAAAAAGAATATCTTTTATGTGTTCCAACTATTGGTAAAGATAATAATTTACTTTTGGTTTGGCACTATGAGGTTGGCGCCTGGAGTTTTCGGGAAGATTACCCGATGCAATGTGCGATTGAAACAAAAGATTCAAGAAATTATGTTTATTTTGGATCTAATAATGAAAAGTTACCCGGAATATTTGTTTTAAGTACATACTTTAATGCGAAGAATGAATATGGTAGACGTGTATCATTTGATCAATACTCTGAAACAACTGTTGAGGTATTAGACAGTGTTCCAATTTATGAGTCTTCTCCATTTGCATTTGACAGTATTTATTCATCAATACAGGTGGCTTACATAAATTTATATGCAGTTGCTTATGGCGATAATCCTATAGAAGTAAACTTTAAAATAAATAGATCTGATTTTCTTTCTTTGGAAGATAATAAATCTAGAAATCAACAATCTCTTTCAGAACCGTTACCTGTATACGATAAATCTGAGTATGGTTCAATTTTTTCTGATCATAGACCGATCGTTATACGATTTGATGTAAGTCATATGAATCAACCTTTAGTTTCTGAAATGTCCTTGCGAATTACTCAAAATGATGATCCTGGCGAGTCTATTACAAATGGAAGATTGATGGTGGTTGGTTACAGTTTAGACGCTAAAGTTGGCGACCAAAGAAACATCAGACACTTAACAGATGTTTTGGACATTGATAAAAGGTAAGCATGGCTATTAAATTTCCTAAAATACGTCCGGTGCCTGGTGAAATTGTTCACCCCGATGACCTTAATGGAAACATTTCAGAGTTTGCGAACGAGGTCAATGGTAATTTAGATAATGATAATTTTCGAGCTGATGAGGTATTTGGTTATAAAGTATTTGAAGTTGGAACATTTAATGCGACCAAAGGTCGGTCTTTTGATGTTAGAGATGACTTAAATGCGCTACGTGTACCTCATAATACAACCGCATATGTGAAACGATTGTACAAAGGTTTCGATACTTATGGTGCAGGTGAGGATCCAGAGTATTCTGACGAAACTTACGAGCTTGCATCGCTCGAATTTTCTTGCAACTCTGAGGGGTTTTTTATTATTGATTTTCAATGCCGCTTTAAGTGGCTTGGCAATGGCATCAGAGATCTAAAACACCTTATGTCGCATCACGCTAAGTATCTATATGGAGATTTTAGTTTCGACAACAATGTGTTAGCAGACACTGGTTTTTTTAATGGACAGTTGCCTGCTGGCGGCTGGTGTGGAATATCTGGTAAGCTGCCTTCTGATGAATATCTCGGTGGGGGTGGCATATATGATTTCAATAGGGCTCTAAGCACTGCTGGAAGCAGGGCTGAAGTTGCAGATGAAAGACCCTCAGAGGTTGCTGCTTATTATCATGGAAACTTCCCTCAAGGAATTTGGCACCCCGACCCTGTAGATCATTACGCCGTACAATTTAGAATTGTTTGTGATGGAAATATTGTTTGTGAAAGTGGTTTTCTGTCAAATGGCAATCATTACAATGCCTGTGCTATTTCAGGCGTAATTCCTGTAACTGCTGGTTCACATCAAATCGATGTAGAAGTAAGAGGCATGGATATTCGTCCAACATATTCGTCATCTATCGGTCTTGGTTCGGCCGATGACGAAATGGTTCGTGGACAATCTACTCCACAAATACAAAGAATTGGTTCTTATGATATTTGTCCGATGCCTGAGTATAAAAAAAGATTTTGGAGTCCAACGGATCTAAAAGAAGCTGTAGAGGACAACTTTTCAGGTTTTAGCACATATGGACATATACGAACGAAACTTGAGAGTACAACAGCTTCTTGGGGCTATTTCGACAAAGGAATTTCTTGTAATATACATGATCGTGCATTGAATGTTCAATTTAGGAAAAGATGATGTCCAAAGTTACTCCGAAAGAATTCAAAGTTGGAGATGAAGTTTCAAAAAAAGATATTCAGGATTCATTTTCTGCTTTCAAAACAACAGATGGTTCTTTTATATCTCATGAAAATATAAGAGAGTCTGGATTAAATGATTCATTTGTTGCAGAGTTTGTAAATCCTTCAAGGCATTTTTCAATAGAAACTTCTACTGTTTCTTTCAGCGCATCTGCAATGTCTGAAGATGATCGGTGTAAGCCTACATTTAGAGATGCTAGTTTTACACCTTATGATGGTTATATACGATTTGCTGCACCAGTTTTTTTAGATGTAAACATACCAACAGAAAATCATTACGCCATCGTTCGAATGTCTTGCAGAATGAGAATGGACGACTATGGATCTAGAACATTTTTCTCTGGAAGGCCCCCTGTTATTGGTGGTGCGTTGTATTACGCAGCCTATGATTTCGCGACACCTGGAGTGGATCTCAAGGTCAGCCTTTCAAGCACCGCTGCTGTGGA